ATTCAATTCTCTTCCACAAATCTAAGAAGAATTCTTTTGTGATTTTGTGTCTAAGTAATACTGCTGAGTTGTTAGCCCTTCCTCTTTGTGGGTTTAATTCCCACCAATTACCAGATTTACATGAAATCATTTCATTGTCATCCGCACTAAATAAACTAATTAGCGCTGCTCTTCTAATACCACCCGCTAATACTGCATCTGCAATATGACAAACAATATCATGAACCTCAATAGGTGATAATTTTTCTCCGTCAGATTTTGCATCTAATACTTTTTTAATATTATGTATACAATCTTTTAATGGTTGTGGTCCAGGTGCTTTTCCACCTGATGTAACTAATAATGCACCCTTTTGTCTAATATCCGAAAAATCAAATATCGGTGTAGATGACTTTATTCCAAAATAAGATTCTACTAACATCTTAATTGCGTCCGCCCATCCTTCTATAGAATCACTAATTAGATATCTTCTATTTCTATTAGGGTTTGGTTTTTTGATGTCGGGTAACGCCTCAACGTGATGTTTTTGTACTGAGAACCCAACACCTGTTCCACCTAAAAGTAAGAACATTGTTTCTGAAAATGCGTCAACATGATCAATAGGTAAATATGCACAGTTATAAACTCTGTTAGGTGATATTTCTATCGGTTTTCCACCAAATTGTAAACTTCTCATTGATGGTAATATTTTTTTATCGTACACCAATTGGTAAACTCCCTCAATCTCATTTTTAATGTTAGGGTATTTTTTTTGATGCATTTCTTTGTTTCTAGTAACTAACTCTTCCCACGTTTCTCGTCTATTTTCTGTAGGTAGATATTTGGCATATTTCATATATACCGTAATGTCAGATAGAATTCTGTTTGATAACTCCATTTTTTATTTTATTTTTTATTATTATTTATTAGGGTGTTTGTTTCCACAATGACTTATATTATAAACCATTTTTTTTATTAATTTATAAATCAGTTATTATTCATTGGAGTACTTCTTTTCTTTTGTATTGTACTAGCAATAAATTCGGAATCTTTCTTTTTCAAACCTTTTCCATGTTCTAAAAGTGTGACATCATTACTTTCACTAGTGTCAATAACTAAAGTACCATTATCAAAAACTATATCATCGAAAACAACACCATCCTTACCAAATCTAGATTTAAGAATTGCCAATGTAGCCCTTCCTTCTTCTTTTTGATCTAATGTTTTTGCTACCGATAAAATAAAGTGACCTATCTGTCCCTTTTTAATAGAACCACCCATCATATTAGCCTCCACTAAATCTGCTCCAATAGAACTACGATTTCCTTGTACCGCAGTCCATCCAGCGATATCTAGTTCAGATAACATAGTTTCAAATTGTCTCATCACATTTCCTTCACCACTGTATTCGTCTTTAAAAACTTTAGTTGGTTGTACGCAGTCAATGTAATCTAAAAAAACAATATCAGGTTTAATACCAGAAGAAATTAATTTTCTAAGATATTGTTTGATGTGGGTAATTGTTGTACCATCACTAGACATCTTTTTCAAAATTAAATTATTCTCTAAGTTTTGGAATCTTGGTAGAGCTTCTTTTACTTCTTCACTTCTATCACCTAATTCACTTAATCCGATACCAGTGAAACAAGTAAAGTGTTTTCTTTGGATAACCTTAACATTGTCTTCGAAAAATATCTGAACAACGTTTTTACCCATCAAATACGCAGTGTTTGCCATTCTAGTCATAATAGTTGTTTTACCAACACCAAATGCGGCTAAAATAACACCCAATTCACCCTTAGATAATCCTCCACCCATAAGGTTATCGATTCCCGTCAAACCTGTTGCGATAGGGCTTCTAAAATCTTCCGATAGCACATCTTCGATAGCGTGAAATATATCAACACCTTCATCCTTCTCTGTACCAACTGATATAGCCTGTTTTACTAATTCTTCACATTCTTCATATCTATCAAAATCTCCATTATCTAATATCTTTTGGATTTTCTGAGTAGCCTTCTTAAGTTCTTGTTGTTTGCAGAACTTAATGGCAACATCTTGTATGTGTAAACAGTCTTTATTATCAGATTCTTTTACCTCTTTAATTAATTCTACTGCCGATTCTCTTGCTATTTCTCTACGGACTTGCGTTTTAATTAAATTAAAGATAGTTTCATAAGAAGGTATTGTTTCATACTTTTCATAGTAATCTTTCAAACTAGCCACAATTAGTCTCATATACTCATTATCAAAATAGTTGGGGTCAACTATTGAAATGATGGTTTCTGAAAATTTATGATCTTCCACTAATTGTTTTACTAACTTTACTTGAAAACTATAGCCTAAATAGCCTAAGTTAATACTCTCATTTTTCGCCATTCTTATATCTGATTTTAGTTATTAATAAATATGCCATCTAGGTTATAACCGCAGTAATTTTTTGTATAATTTTCCATACTTAACCCTTGTTGCAAATAATCGATGATTTTAGGGATAATTTTTCTTATATCCACATCGTATCTAACATTTGGCGGGTAATCGTTACCACTAAATATTTTTTCACATATAACTCTATCCTTAACCTTTAACTGAAAAGTGAAGAAGTCTTCGTTGTCATATATGTCAACCTTTTCTGTTTCTTCTGCCGTAGTAAAAAAATTGGAATACTTTTCCATATAATCATATGTATTATTTTTAAAATGTTCTCTAATAACTTCTACTGCACTATCTACTACCTCTTTTACTTCATATGATAAAAGGGAGTCTCTATTGAAATTTTTAATATTAAAATTTCTTCCTACAATTGGGTTTCCGTTAATCATAAATAAGAATTCATACGGATAACTTTGATAATTTTGTTGATTTTTTTTCATTTCTTTAAACATTAATTTGACTAAAATAACTCTTTTCTTTTTTTATTATTGATAAGAATGGTTGTAAAAAATTTATATAACCATCACTACCACCTGGAATCGCCATCATCAAACCATCTTCTATCATCATTTTAATAACATTCTTTACCTCCCTACCTTCAGGATCTATGGTGGTATTAAATATATAATCTAATTCAGTTTTAGTTGATTCTATTAATAACGGTTTTCTTAGGTTTATAATTTTTTCATTGACTTCAAAAATCATATCCTTTTGTGAACCTTTGGTAACTTTATTAAGGATGTTATCTAGTGATTTCAATCTATTCTTTCTTTCATTTTGTATAGTTACAATTTTACTAAAAATATATTCTAAAGTCAAAGTTTTTTCTCTTATTTCGGGAAAAAAATTAACTAAAGTTTTTTCACTGATACCTTGTATACCTTTTATATTGTCACTAGTATCACCAGTAATGATTTTTATTAATTTAAGATTGGATGGGTGGTGGTTAAAGTATGTTAAATAATTATCCTGTGTAATTATTTTCTTTAGATTTAAAACATATACACCAACTCTATCACTTATTAATTGACATAGATCTCTATCATTACTCATTATCACTACTTTCTCATCATCTGACATATTTTGAACGTAGTAACCAATACAATCATCGGCTTCTATTATTTCATCCTTATACTGTCTTATGAAAAGTTCTTCACAATAAGAAATAACTCTTTCTTTTTGAAGATATAATTCTAAATCTGAAGGAGGTTGTTCATCATAAAAATTTTTACCTCTATTAGATTTATATTCTTTGTAGATATCATATCTTAATCTACCACTGAATGGTCCGTCCCAAAAAACATAGACTCTATCGAATTTATATTCATTTAACATTTTTCTAACCATAGTTAGAAATTGAAAAATACCGCCTATGTGGGTGTCTTTATAGTAAAGATCTTTAGCCCCATGATAGGCGGTTTTAATCAACGAGTCACCATCAACAACAAGTGTTTTTTTAAATTTTTTCTTTTTTTCAGGGAATTTCACACATTCTTTATTGAAGGTTCAACAATCAATCGTCAGAGTAATCTACAGGAGACTCAATTACGTTGTCTTCAACTACATCAAAAGATGTGTCATCAAATACACCATCAAATACCTCAGCCCAATAATCTTTGTTATCAGATTTGTATTTGTCAATGTCTTTTTTATCATCTTCAATGAAACCGTGTGTGGTTGCAAGTATTTTGTTATCTGCGTAACCTAAACCATTCATATGGTTCTTATGGATACCCACTTTAGTTCTAATTGCAAAATTAACTTTTCTACCCTTATTAGTTGCAGAAAGTTTAGATACTCCAGAACTCTTTTGATTTCCAAACAAAAATACTAATGCACATGATAGGTAAATAGAATTACCCCCTTTAGGTGCAATTGTTGGTTGTCCAAATGGATTATCAGGTAATGCTACCCAAGGTTGGTTTACAAATACCATTGTGTTGGTATGTGGATAACTCTCTTTTCTAGAGGATGTTATTCTTTGTGCCAATCCCATACCCCATTTTTCAGATATTACTCTCGCAGTGTGTTGGTTTCCTCCTTTTCCATCAAAACTCATTTGACAAGGTATTGTACCAATAGAATCCCATAAAAATACTATATCATATGGTATTTCACCGTTCTTTTGGGCATCCAATACTTCGGTAACATAATCAAATGCTTGTTCTATATAATCAAAACCTAGTTTATATAGTAAGAATCCGTCCCAATACGCAGAAACTTCTCCTGTTGATTCATCAACTTCTTCAATATATTCAGTTTCTAAACCCATTTGTTTGGCGTGTTCGAAACTAAATTTTTGTTCTGTAATAATGAAAACAGGTAAGATATTTTTCTTTTGTGCGTCTACCGCAGTTTGTAAAAGTGCAGTTGTTTTTCCAGTGTCAGAATGACCTAGAAGCATATTAATCTGACCCATAGCGGGTCCTGGTAATCCAGTCGCCTTTTGAAAGGCTTCCCCTAGATCGAAGTACCTTTGTTCTTTGTACTTCTCACTAGAGGAAAACTTCTTTCTTATAGACGAAAAATCAGATGCTTTTTTCTTAAGTGGTTGTTTCGCCATAATATATATTAAAACGGTAATTCATCATCATCACCATCTAAAGACGTTGATTCAACATCAAAAGAATCTGTTTCATCATCACTGAAGTCCTGTTCAAAGGATTTTGTTGTTTCAGTTCTCATAAAATTAATTTCTTCTGTTAAAGACGCAGTTTCTTTTTCTTCTTTGTCTTCTTCAGCAACAAACTTCTTCTGTTCTGAATCCCAAATAGGTGTTTTGTTAGTTGCGACAATATCTAAGTATTCTTGTGTCTTTTTAGAATAAACATCTCTATGTGTTTCATCATTATTAAACCAATCATTAGCCTTTTCTTTGTCTTTAGTTAGGATAGATGAATCATCTGCCATAATAGAATTAACAACACTAAAATTTTTGTCGTTTCTACCTGTAGTGATGATAATATCTCTACCTTCTCTAGGATCAGTAATATCACCTTTTACTTTAAATAAAGGAATGATTTTATCCATAATACCGTCACCAGTATATTTGTGTTTAAATCTCCAAAATTTAACTCCGTGATCTTCATTCTCTCTGTCGATACCTTTAACTACATAGAATTTTCTAGGTATGAAGTCTTTCGCTAATTTCTTAGCCTTTTCTGAACCATCTTCATATAAGGCGTCTTTAGCCTCACATAGTGGACAGTGTTCACCATCGTTTAAATGGTTACAATAAATTTTATCCCAATTACCATTAACTAATTTTTCGTGATAGTAAACCTCCGTGAATGGAGAACTACCGTCTTTCTTAGGTAAGATTCGGAATGTTTTTGTGTGGGATTTGACCCCTTTAGGTAGTTTCTCACTGAAGTACTTTTTCAGTCGGTCTTCGTTAGAGAGTTTTTTACCACTTTTCGCTGGCTCAGTGTTTTTTTCGTACTGAGACAGAATTGCATCTAAAGTATTACTCATTGTATAAAAATTTTAAATTATATACAATTATACTAACGAAATATCAAAAAGTCAATAAAAAACGGGGTTTTTAGTCATTTTCTTCTGTTTTACTAAATGAAAAAGATTTTCTTATGTCCTTTTCATTATAGTTGTCAACATCGCTTTGTTTAAGAACAAATTCTTCTTCTTCCTCTGTTGGTTCGTATCCTTCTTTATCTTTCCAAAAATCAGTTAACTTAATACTATAAGGGAACGAATCCATAGATCTCATTTCTAATCTTTCGACAGGTGTTGGATTTCTTTTCTCAATTTCCCTTTCCAAATCATCAATTTTATTGATTACATTGTCCATACCAGAAACTTGATTTTCTAAATCAGATAATTTAGTCAACAGTTCATCCATTTTAGTACTCATACCTTCTACAGAAGATTTAGTTTCTTCGGTTTTATCAACAATATCTGTCACATCTATTTCAACAGAACTATCATCAGTTCCAGTACTAGTCTCAGGAGTCTCAGCAGCAGGTTCATCCGCATCTACATCTTCTACTTCCGCATCATCCGCCAATGGATCAGTTTCAGTTTTCTCCGCACCAGTCTCAGGTGCAGTTTCCGCTCCTGCTTCAGGGGCAGTTTCATCTCCACCTACTGACATAAATGGGTCGTCTCCAGCATCACCTGCAGGATCTTGTTCAGTAATGTATTTATCATCTGTAAGTAGATTACCATTTTCATCTTTTTCATTTTCAGGTACATAAAATGTGTACTCTAATAATTGTCTGTATCTTTTTAATTCCTCGGAAAGTACTTTTTTGTTCATATTACATTAATAGTTGTCTGCCGTCATTAGTTTTATATATCTTATTCACTCTTTCCACTATTTCTTTTCCATCGTTAATAAGACATTCTTCACCAACACACTCTTCATTTTTGGTGGTATTATCGTTTAAAAAATCATTAAGTGATTTTTCTAAATTTTCGTTTTTTTTAGTATCTCTATTTGTTTCCATAATACTTTTATTATATAAATATTATGATATTAAGAAAAATGTTTATTTATGTCGATAATTTTTAATTCATCGTTTTTTACGATTATCATTTTATTTTGATATTCGTCCCAATTTATTTTTACATTTTTATAGTCTATGTTACCAACTTCGTGTTCACTGATTTTTTCTATTAATTTATTTAATGCATTAATAGTATAAAAACACTCACCTTTTTTATGAACAATTATTGTTGATGGGAAGAATGAAGAGGTTTCTACTTTTTGACCTTCTTCAACTTTAACTAAAAAAGTTAAAATTTTTTTATTAACTTCTTCAAAATTATATTGAAATATGTTTTTTTCTTTTATTCCAAATCTTTTATATAAATAATTCTTAAAACTTTCTATTTTATCTTGATATACAAAAGATGCTAATGTTATATTTTTACCGCTCGATTCCATTTCCATTTCCATAAATGTAAGGGACAAATCTGTTTTTATTTTTTAATTTATATATTAAATCCCTACATTTATTAAATATCGTATAATCTATCAAAGTATTACCATTTAATCTTTTTATCCTTTCGACAATTTTTTCTTTTTTACCTTGAAAATAATTTAAAACATTTAAATCTACCCCAAATATTATATTTTCACTATATATGTATACCATATCGTTTTCAGAAAAATAAACAATTGGTGATTTAAGTGATAATATTTTTTTTATTATCCTGTAATTTATTTTTCTACTATTATTC